TAAATAATCTGCTATTCCCTCTTCAAGTTCAATATAAGGAAGCCCCCCAACGTAATCCGGTAATGAATAATAAATTTGATTAGGAGTGTGCATTTTCAAATAGATAACCTCAATTTCTTTTTTCGCTTTTTGAAAGTCATAAAAAGGTAAATAGATTTCGGGAAACTTTCTTAAATTGTCCCAATTTTCGGTAAAGTAAACCCCGTTAATTTTTCCTTTGTCATCCTGTTTTTCAAACCTTGTATATTGCACAGGTAAATACGCCAAAGTTTTACCGCCCACTACTTGAATAGTTGCTTGACCGTACAATTTTAAATCTAATCCAATTTTAAATAAATCATCTTTTGGAATAATTGTCAAAGCCTTTGCCCATTGATTTGGCTTGTCTTTCTTTTCCGAACTATCCAAACCCTCACCAACAATCAATTTTGCAAAGTTGTTAACTACTGCATTGTTTGTGGTCGAATACAAATACCTATTGTATAAATAAGAATAGTAATCGTTTTTTTTACCAAATGGCACCCATTCCGTACGTATGTTAACATCTGTAACTATCGGTGTAGTTTCCGAACTTAAATTGATAATTTCTATCATAGTGTTATAAATTCATTTTGTAATATTTTACCACTTTGCCAAGTGTTTACAAGTCCACTCCACAACTCATTATTTGAAGCATCGTAAACCCTTAGCGTATATAGTTGGTTTGGCTCCATTGCATAGTTTACCCCTACCTTTGTGTAGTTAGAATACACTACATAAGGCATTGAATACGTGAACACTTCTACATTATTCAAGAATAGCTTGTAATAACTAATCACACCGCTTTTAGGAGTGATAAAACAATCTTGCACAGTACTTATATTAGGTAATAATGTAATCATAATCTATATACGAATAACTTATAATTTGTTGCAATAAAAAAGGGGCTCCAAATGAAACCCCTAATTTATATTTGTGGTTAGGATTAAACTCCTTGTACTACTGTAAATCCAATAGTTGCAGGTGCAGCGTTCAAAAATGGTGCGTAACTTCCCTCCGTAGCTGTAAATTCTAAGTTATAACCATTGAAGTCTGTTAATGCTTTACCACTATTGATTGAACCGCTTGTCATGTCGCACGCTCTAATTTCACCCATGTAATGAAATTTACCGTCGTTTGTTTCGACAATAATTCTAGGGCTTGAATAAGCTAATAATTTGATTTCTTTGTGCGACGTCGCATCCATTTGGTGCAATGCAATTGCTAACTTTTGCTCGAATACAGTTGTTCCCGCCTGTTTGTCATTATTAATTGTTTGCGTAAATTCCGCATCCGCTCTTAATTCGTACTTATAAGCTGAAGGAGAACCCGTTACCGCTGTTATAATTCCGTTAACATCTTTCGTGATGTTTGCAGGATCTAAGTCATTAATGAAGTACACATTAAGCACCCCACTAATCGCATCCTTACATCCTTTTTTTCTACCTTTTGAAAATAAACAAGTTGCCATATTTTTTAGTTTATAAAAAAAGGCGGTGTTATTTGCACCACCTTTTTTCGATTAATAATTAATTCAAATACTATCCTCCGTATAAAGTGATGTATCTTTGGTTAGTTACCCATGTAGCGATTGAACCTACATTTTTAATGTATCTTTGCATAGCTCCGTTAGCCACTTGGTCAATCATTAATGTAGAAACATCTCCTACTAAATCCATTAACAAGATTAAGAATTGAGAAGGTGCTAAAATCATGAATGTAGCTCCTAGAGGTACAAACTTAATTTCGATACCATTGTAATAGATTTTCTCGTTTGCACCAGCACCCTCAACTAAGAAGTTAACTTGTTGCGCTGCACCTACTGCATTGTTTGCAACTTTAATCATTTGTCTATGTCCTAATGGCGCATAGATAAATACCTCACCAATCTCATTCGTTGGATTGATTACTTTCTCGGGTGATCCAGCATACAACTTACCATATTCCGCCGCTATATTGGCGCTAGTGATGGAAGTTCCAGTTACCTTAATGTAGTTACCTAATCCAGCTCCAGGCACTGTTTTTGATTGTGAATCATTGTACAAAATTCTTGTAGCGAATGAATCAAACAAAGTTGTAGGCATTGATGCAACTGCTGTTTGCGCAGCCGCTGTAATTGACCCTTGACCTGCTCCAGGTGTTAAACCTGCAATCGCCGTTTTTGTAGCTGATGTTGCACCATTCCAAAGTTTAGATTCTAAGTCCGCACCAATTGCAGGCGCTACTTGAATTAAAACTTTTTTGTCGAACTCATCCGATACTACATTGAACGCTCCTGCTTTCATTGATTTCTCAAACTTAGTACCTTTCAATGAATTGTCATTGATACGGTCTTCATAGTTGTAAGATACTAATGAAACTGGTGTTCTGTTTACGTTTAATGCGATGTTACCTGTTGCTGTAACCTCACCCGTATTTAAAGCGGTCATAGTTACTGCTACTGCACTTTCATAAACGTCAGTACCTGACTTGTGGTTTTCATCGATGTTTACAATTGCATCTCTGAACGTACCAGCATTTGAGTAAATCTCTTGTACTACTGCCTCCATTTCTTCATGGTTTCTCGTAGCTCCTGTGAAATTGATTGCCATTTTTTATTTGTTTTTTTGGTTGTTTTTAAATAATTCTAATTCTACTTTAAGCCATTCTCTTTGCTCCTTAGTTAGTAAGTCTTTGTAGTGTGTTTCAACTGATTTAGTACCTAAATCTTTTAACACGTCCAAGTAACTTACACCCTCATCAAATGGATTAACTTTTTTCTTAACCGTTTCCATGATTATAATTTACCACGATTAAACTTGTATTGCTCTAAGGGTGTCATGTCCTCATACTTTTTTGGCGCTTGCGCTCTTGATGTATTTGGCTCTAATGGTTTGACATCACTTAGTTCAACTTCCTTAGTTTTCAACGCTTCTAATTTAGCATCAAAATCATCTTTCAATTCTTTGATTGCTTCAAAAAACATTTCTTTTGACACGCTTTCCACTACTCTTTTCGGAGTTGCTTCTGTTTTAGGCTCCTCTGTTGGTGTTTCGGTTTCCATTGTCGGTGCTTCGGGTGCTTGCGGTTCGTTTAATTGTCCGATAATACCCTCTTGCTCTACAATCATTGTGCGACCATCCGCCAAAACGTATTCACCAACGGGAACGGGAACAATACCAGCTTCCGATTTAATACCTACTGAAAACCCAACCTCAAATGATTCAGCTACATACGTAACATCTCCAGCTTCCGATTTAATGTCTTCTAGTTTCAACTCACGACCTAACATAAGTCTTAACTCATTCATAATTCCATACTTCATAATTATACTGCTTTAAGATAAACTACTACTTTACATACATAGCTAACTGCTGTGTTACCTAAGTAAGTAAAATCACTTTCTTTACCAACTGGAATGTTGGTGTCTAAATTTACTAATTTAGCATACCATGTTACTGCAGGAGTTGTTAAAAAATCCGCTGCTACAATATCGGTAATTTGCTTAGTTAGTCCGACCGTTGCATTCGTTAGAATGTTAGTCATTGTAGTTGCTTGCGTTGCATTTTCTACCGTTGCTTTCAACACGCTTAACGTTACTTCTCTAGTCCATTCATGGTCTGTAAAAGTTGTAATCGTTGGGCGTGTGTAACCACTTGGTAAACTCGCATCTGCCAAAGCATTAACTACTCCGTTTGCTACAATTGCCATATTTATTTATTTATTTGTTTTTCAAATTTATCTAAGATAGCACATAGTTTTTCTTCTAAGGTTTTTACGGGTTCATATTTACCCTCAATTGAAAAGCCTTTAAATTTTCCATCTTTAATATCTTGTTTGGTTTGCTCGTCATTTATCTTTGCACCCACAACCCATGCGCCTTTTACCGCTTCTAATCCTAAAGCATTTGCTTTGTCATTTTTTGGGTCTTCTACTATCCATGATTCAACAAATGAAACTCCCTCCGCTTTTTGCTCATGTCCTAATGTCGCATTGTTGTTTTGATTACGTGAAAGGAATAAATGCGCTGTTTCTTTTATCGTTTCTTCTGTGAAGAATATTTGGTATATTTCACCTTTTGCATTACGGCGGTCTATTTTCTTGTCAGGAACTAAAGCCATTCCATAAACCATTCCTTGTTCAGTCATGGCTAATTTAATAGGCTCTTCTAAGTCCGATAGGTAAATAAAATTTTCTTGAATAGCAGGATTTTCAACCAATGAAATCGCATAAACTCCCTGGTTAATTATATCCTGTATTTTCATTTCGACTACTTCCATGACTTCAATACGTAATTTTAATAAATTGTTGCATTTTTATAAAACTGCTGTTTCTATTTTATTCCTATCTAAACTTTGTGCGGTGCTTATTTCATGGCTAACTACATAGGCTTTAACGGGTTGTTGTTGGTTTACAGATTGATTAATTTGGTTTATGCCCGTTGCACCCGCTAATGTAAATTGAGGGGCTTGTGTTCCACCACCACCACCAATTGAGCCACCACTCATTGATGGCGCCACTCCACCACCACCAGACCCGCCACCCCCATCGAATTTAGTAGCTGATATTTTTTTTATGTTCGCAATACCCATTGCAACAATAGCAGCGGCTTGCAATCCACCCACTATCGGTCCAGCAATAGGTCCTAATTGCATAGCGTTTGCAACCGCTGAACTTGCACCTTTATACATATCAATCAAAGC